GTAGCCCGCAGCGGGTGAGGCTCCGAAAGGCTCACAATAAACCTGCACGAGTTTCCTTAGGCGTCCTCCGTCTAGAAACCGTGCGGGTTCCACAACCGAAGGCTCATAAGTTCTAAACCATAGAGAGGTTTATATGGGTGATGAATTCACTTATTTTCCGACTAAACAGGCTCAATCAGAAAAGCCTAAACCTAGTCACAACCTAGAACATCAGTTCCACTCCAATCAGGCCATGTGGAATTCGGCAGTACAGGAATCCCCGCTAAACCGCTTAAAGTTCTACGACGCACAGTTAGCCCGTGGCGTTGAAGTCAACCGTGATAGGGTCGCTGAACTGATCCGAGAGGCTGGCGCTGCTGCCGTGCTATCGGATAGGGACACAATCGGGCTGGTACGCCAGCTTTGGGGTGAAAAGGCTGTGGAGAAACTGCGTGCGAGAGTTAAAGCGGGGGAATAGAACGTGGTGGATTATTTGGCTAGGGCGATGCGTCAACGAGGCACGCAATGAGATACAAGGCGAGACGGGATGCGAACGATGGCCTTATTGGCCGGGCGCTGTCCCTAGCCGGGTTCACCGTCCACGATTACGCCTCAAACGGCGGCGTTCCAGATCGTCTCGTCGTGCGGAATCTGCCCGATGGAACACCGTGGGTGTGCTGGGTAGAAATCAAGGTCGCAAACGGAAAACTACGCCCGAGCCAAGAAAAGTTCCAAGCGATATTTGAGCCACGCGGTGAGTTTTACGTTGCGCGTGATCCCGAGGCTACGGTGCGCGAGTTGATGGAGCGTTATCTAGCGGCCATCAAGCCCGAGCAGCTACGTTAGGCATGAGTGCTTTGCGAGCGCCTTTGTAATGCACAATAGCGGGGTCGGGATGCTGCGGCAGAAACTCGGGCAAACACGCATAGTACGACTCGGGCAGGTCTTGCACCTTCACCCGTTTACTGTATTCCCGCAGAACCTCCTGATCCCCGTACCACACGCAAAACTTGTCGGGCAGGACGTTGTACATCTCGGCAAGATCAGCCCACACACCCCAATCCGAGGTGATGGTGCAACAGCCTACATAGGGGTAAACCTGATCCAGCGTCTTACCCGCATACTCGCTGTAATCCTGACCGCGCTGGCGTGGGTTAAACCCCGAGTCACGGTTAAATTCACGGCGAGTCATGGCTACCGGCCCCCAGCTTTTCAGTATGGCAGCGGGGTCAAGGGGGTGCCGCATGATCATGTCGGTATCCATGTACATCGCCGGTTCCGTCAGCCCCAACTCCGCAAAGGCATTGGTGCGCCATTGCATCAGGTACTGCCGATTGCCCTGCGTTACAAATACCCGAGACACGCCGGGTACGGCTGGCGTCTGGTGATCGCTGACCTGAACAATGGTCGCATCAGGGTTGTGGGCGCGAATGGAAAAGACCATTGCGGTAGGCATGGCGATGTCGTCGCCAACGTGAAAGAAAACAAACATAGGACAAATATATGCTGAACGTGAACCGAAAACGACTGTCTAGAGCTATTTGGGAGACGCTTTTTGCCGACCTGCCTGACCTGCCGTGGCACGTTGTGGAGGACTTGGAGAAGTTAGACCCCCTGCGACGTACTGGCAGCACCGGCCACGCCTCCCTAATCGCCTTATGGGCGGTTATACGGTATTTCCGACCGAAGGTTGTGGCCGAGATTGGCACTTACATCGGCAAGTCCACGTTCGTGCTGGCAAGAGAGGGCGCAAACGTACACACCTGCGACATGACGCACAACTTTAGGTTGCCGTTGACGACCTCTATCACGCAGTACCACAGCAGCAGCACCGAGATGCTCGCCAAACTAGACGGCAAGATTGACTTGCTGCACCTAGACGGTCGCCTACAGCCTGACGACAAGCCGCACCTTGAGCGGCTCTTTACGCCCGACACCGTGATCACGCTAGATGACTTTGAGGGCATAGAGAAAGGCGTCTGGAACGCGATGCAGATAGACCTATCGCAGCGCATCTTGGTGTACCCGCCCGAGCGAGAGTTGACAGAGCGTTATGCGGTGGGAGATGCTACGACTGCAATCATCCTGCCCAACTTGAGGCTAACGCCGCAATGAGTCACAAAGACGCTGCCGAATTCGTGGGGGTGTTGCTGCACTCCGCTACGGCCACCCACTTTCTGCACCTTCAGACGGCAAGCTACGCCGCTCATAAGGCGCTCGGCCATTACTACGAGAACATCGTGGACTTGGCCGACAAGTACGCGGAAGCCTATCAGGGCCATTACGGCATCATCCCGCTGTCGGACTATCCCGATGGCTTTAAGGTGCAGACCAACGCAGCCAAGTACGCCGACGGCCTACTGACGTTTGTGAAAGGCATCCGAGGCGACCTGCCGAAAGACACCGATTTGCAGAACATTATTGACGAGATCGTGGGCGAGATCGCCTCACTCTCGTACAAACTGGAGCGTTTCAAATGAACCGTAAGGCTGGGCTGTACGCCAACATTTTGGCAAAGCAAGAGCGCATCAAGGCCGGTTCGGGCGAGCGTATGCGTAAACCCGGCGAACCCGGCGCACCGACCGCCAAGGCGTTTCGTGAGAGCGCCAAGACAGCCAAGAAAGAGAACAAATGACCGCAGCATGGACACGCAGCGAGGGCAAGAACCCCAAGGGCGGGCTAAACGCCAAGGGTCGCGCCAGCTACAAGCGTGAGACGGGGGGAACCCTCAAGCCGCCGGTCAAATCGGGTGACAATCCACGCCGAGCCTCTTTTCTCGCAAGGATGGGCAATATGCCGGGGCCAATGGCAAAGGATGGTAAGCCCACACGCCTCGCCCTCGCACTTAAAGCATGGGGAGCGAGCAGCAAGGAGGACGCCCGAGCCAAGGCCAAAGCCATTAGCAGCAGGAACAAAGCATGAACCGTAAACGCCTTGCCGCTGCACTCGCCTACGTTGACGAGAAGGCAAAGCGCCTGACGAGCCTAGACCAGCCTAAAGAATCTGACGCCGTGGATATGGCGCTGGAGATGGGCGGCAGTTTTATCCCCGGAGTAGGCCAAGCCCTCGCTGCCCGTGACTTTGAACGCGCTCGCCGAGCCGATGACGAGGCCGGTATGGCAATGGCTGCTGCGTCGGCCCTGCCGTTAGGCAAATTGGTTGGAGCGTTGAAACAATACGATCCGACAATGCAGAAAATTTTTATTGGCAAGTCGGCAAAAACGTGGGACGCCGCTGCCGCGAAACGCGCTGAAGAACTAGAGGCCGGTGGAGTAGCGCCCGAGGAGATATGGCGCGAAACAGGCACGTTCCGAGCGCCTGACGGCCAGTTACGGCAAGAGATCAGCGATGAATCAGCATACTTGCGTCAAGAGCCCGATTTTGATGCGGCAATCCAAGCAAAAAAGGCCGAAATTGCGGCGATCAATCAACGGGTGCGTGATTTGAAAGAGGGCGTAAAAACGCAGCCTGATTTATTCCCCCGCGAATTTAATCGCGGCGTCCGAGAATTAGCGGCAACGAAAAAGCCGTTACAAGAGGACATCAAAGGCAATTTTGGATTGGAATATGGCAAAAAAGGATACTTGGGTAGTCGCGCACGGTTAGCCGTTGAACATCCTGCCCTGTTTGAAGCATATCCAGAATTAGGACAGAAATTGATTGTGCGCCGTAATCAGCCTCTTGGAGATTCCACCCGTGGGCAATACTCGCCAACTGATAACCGCGTAGACATCGGTTCCACGCTGTCTAATAACCCATCGGCCGCGTCGTCAACGGCTTTGCACGAACTGCAACACGCAATTCAAGAGACAGAAGGATTTGCCCGAGGCGGGAGCGCAACGCAATTCCAGCCAACCGCCCTTGGTGCGAAAGCTGCGGAAGTTAAAACAGAATTGAGCAAGGCCCTGACCGGCGGCACAAGTTCATCCACCCGAGAAATCATAGACAACTTTGACTATTTACCCGCAGATACGGCAACACAGATAGCAAAAAAGTTTGGTTTTAATGACCCTAATGATTTGCGGAACTTCATTATCTTGGAATCTAACAAGACAACACCATTTGAGCAGTATCGCCGCCTTGCTGGAGAAGCAGAAGCAAGAGCGGTGCAAGGGCGAAAAGTGTTAGATCGGGAACAGCGACGACGAGTATTTCCATTGCAATCGTATGACGTTCCAATCAATGAGCTAATTATCCGACGATGAACGCAGGTGCTTTTAAAAAGGGTCAGAAAGGCGGGCCGGGTAGGCCCAAGGGTTTGCCGAATAAATCCACGCAGGCGGCCAGAGAGGCTATTGCAGCGTTTGTGGACGGAAACGCAGACAGACTCCAAGGGTGGCTAGACGAGATCGCAGAGGAGAAGGGGCCACAGGCTGCCTTTGACTGCTTCAGCACTCTGCTGGAGTACCACGTTCCCAAACTTGCCCGCCAAGAGATCACAGGCAAGGACAACGGCCCGGTCAAGGTACAGATCGGATGGATGGCTCCCGAATAATTTTACCCTACCGCCCACGCAAGGCGTTCATGCCGTTTCATGAGCGCACAAAGCGTTGGGCTTGCCTCGTAGCTCATCGTAGAGCAGGAAAAACTGTCGCCGCCGTCAACGACATGATCCGCGCTGCTGCGATGTATCAAGGGCCGTATGGTCTATTCGGATACGTCAGTCCTTACAGGTCGCAGGCCAAGGCTGTTGCATGGCAATACTTTAAGGACGGCGCACAGCCCATCATCCAATCGGTAAACGAGCAAGAATTAGTCATTACGCTCATTAACGGCGCACAAATCCGCTTGTTCGGCGCTGACAACGCTGACGCCATGCGCGGCCTTGGATTCTCGGGCGTATACCTTGACGAATACGGCGACTTTAAGCCGAGCGTGTTTGGGAACGTCATACGCCCGGCCTTGTCAGACAAGCAAGGCTGGTGTGTCTTTGGCGGCACACCGAAGGGCAAGAACCAGTTTTGGGAAATCTACGAGACTGCCCAACGCTTACCCGACGAATGGTTCCTGTTGCGCCTCCCCGCATCTACCAGCGGGTTACTACCCAGCAGCGAACTAGGCGCTGCGAGAGCGCAGTTGGCCGAGGATCAGTATTTACAGGAGTACGAGTGCAGCTTTGAGGCTGCGATCCTCGGCGCTTTTTACGGCAAGGAGATGCGCGAGGCGCAAGACCAAGGCCGTATCACCAACGTGCCATACGACCCGAGCCTGCCGACGTACACCGCTTGGGACTTGGGTTACCGCGACGACACCGCCATCTGGTTCTATCAGGTAGCCCGTGGTGAGTTGCGCGTCATAGACTTCTACGCCGTCTCGGGCGAGGACATTCATACGATTGCCGATGTGGTACGCAACAAGCCGTACCGCTATGCCAAGCACTACCTACCGCATGACGCGAGAGCCAAGAGCTTGCAGACCGGCAAGAGCATCATTGAGCAACTAGCCGCGCAACTAGACATCGCCAAACTTGCTGTTGTCCCCGACATCGGTGTGCAGTCAGGCATACAAGCCGTTCGCATGATGCTGCCGCGTGTGTGGTTTGACGCGACCAAGTGCAGCGATGGCATTGAGGCGCTGCGCCAGTACCAACGCGAATACGACGAAGACAAGAAAGCCTATCGTCAGTCACCGCGCCACGATTGGACATCACACCCTAGTGACGCCTTTCGTATGGTTGCGGTATCATGGTCTGAAGTCGCTGACAAGCCCCCAGCGCCTGAAGTGAAACCGCTGATGGTGGGGCCAGAGAACACCGTGACCCTGAACGATATGTGGCAGGCTCACGACCGCACCGTTAGCAGGAGAGCAAGGATATGAGTACGAACGCACCGACTCGGTATAACTACGTTGCCGTGGCCGCAACGTCTACCACCGCTTTTGGCTCGGTGGGGGCGTACATCCAGCGCGTGGTCGTCAACGTCGCCAGCAACACCGAGGCAACGTGCTTGCTGAAGGACGGCAACACGACCCTCGTTAGCTTCCCGGCCACGACCGCCGCAGGCGTCTACAGCGTGGAGCTGAACGTAGCGACCAAGGGGCAGATCAGCGCCACTTGCAGCGGCAACGCCTCCATGTCAGTTGTTGGACTGTTTAGCGATTACGTCTAATGGAAGGCATACTGCAACCGGAACTGGAAAAG